AAAACCTAAAACCTAAAACCTAAAACCTAAAACCTAAAACCTAAAACCTAAAACCTAAAACCTAAAACCTAAAACCTAAAACCTAAAACCTAAAACCTAAAACCTAAAACCTAAAACCTAAGAAACCATTCATGGACAAAAACTTAGGGAATATGAACAAATTACGGATCCGTAGTTTCCTTCGAATCTGTCACCACATTATTGGCAATAAACTTGGCCCGGTACCTGCGAACTGATAGATACGTAACCGATGTAGCTTGCGCCGTGGTCGTTATGTCAGGAGACCCCTGCTGTTGGAACAAAATACCGTGGTACCTGCGGTCCGTGGCATATGGGTAGGTATCCGGAGTAGAGAACATAGTGTGACGAGGCTGATGAATTACGATGTTGATCTCACTACCGGGAGGGATACGGAACTTCTGGCGCTTATAAATGTTGTAGTGCTTGGAGAAAATAGAGTTTTGGAAGGGAGTAACACCAATATCAGAGAAAACGAGCGAGTTATCATACTGAAAACCTGTGTCCGGATCCGCTGCACGAGGCTGGCGGTAGAACCCGCGAACATACGTGTCCGTTGGGTTGTTCCAAACAGAGGGAAGAGGGCGTGTACCACGAATGTAGTACGCTTCAATCAATGCGTCATTGGTCGCGTGCGTATTACGAATGGTCATCTCCATTGTTGCATGCATCAGATACATCTTGTATGGAGTATACTCGGTCAGCGTCACAGAATTGTAGTTGTTCCACGAACCTGAATCCTTCTCCTTGAGAAACTCGCCAATGTCATTGGCCGTATTAAATGCGTCACTCGCTGTGCCGTTCAAAGTGTTCAAACCGTAAGACACCGCATTGGATGATCCGGCTGTGGTAGTCAACGTGGCCGTACTGTTCTTCAACAGATGGACCGAACCGACATTCCCCTCACGAACTGTCTTTAAGACACGGCGCTGCCACTTGCGACGATAAGTGATACGCTTCTTCTGACGACGCGTCTTACGCCGCTTGGAGTAATCCGTCTTGTAATCAAATTGCCCCGTCAAGGGGGCACTACCCGAGGACGCCGTCTGCGTACGAGTACCCGTACGAGTAGCACTGCGAGCATTAAGCTTATTAGCAACTGCTGTAGCAACCGAACCTGCCAAGGTGCGACGAGTACGGGTCCCAAAGGAGACCCGAAACTTGCGTAAACCTGTGCGCCACCGGGCCATGATCAAATGTTCACCGCACTATATGCGCCACCAAAGAGAAACACCCACAACAGGGGGCCACTCACGTGATATATATAGGGTGGAATTTCCTTCGAAAACTCCGGTGGGGTGGGTAATATTAAACCACCCCACCATGGTGTTCCGCGTCCAAGGCAAAAACATCTTCCTCACGTACGCTCAAGCTGAGCGCATCGAATCTAAGGAGCATCTACTGTGGGCCCTCCGTGACAAGATCCCTACGCCTACCCGATGGGTCATCGGCCAGGAGCAGCACCAAGATGGGGGTAAACACTTCCACGTTATGCTGGGCTACGACGACAAGGTGGACATCCGCGACCAGGCATTCTACGACTACAACGATCATCACCCGAACGTCCAATGTGCAAGGGCGCCGAACCAAGTTCTGGCATACTGTACCAAGGAGGACCGCGAGCCGCTAATGCACGGCTACGTGGGGCGCGAGCAAGAAGACGACATCTATGACGTCATCCAAGAGGAAATCGCGAACGGAACGCACGCGACAGAGGTGATCCGCAACATCATCTCCCGTACGAAGACCAAGGGGCTCCGACTGTACAACCAAATCAGCAACTACGTGGACCGTATGATGCGACCCAATGCGGTGCATGTGGCTATGAAAGAGTACCCACGTGACTTCCCGCACGTCGACGAAGTGCTGGAACACAAGGTGCTGGACTTCATGCTGTCCACACAATTCAACGAACTGGGCCGGGACGGGCGCAAGAGCCTGTGGCTGTATGGAGCGAGCCGTATGGGCAAGACCGTGTTGGCGCGTTCGCTGGGCAACCACTGGTACATGAACGGGGCGTGGAACGTAGAGTGCTACGACGACCGTGCCGAGTACGGCGTACTAGACGACATTTCGTGGGAGTCGATGCAGCGCTACTACAAGGGGATCATGGGACTGCAACTGGACGTGACCGTGACGGACAAGTACAAGAAGAAGTCGGTGATCCGTGGGGGCAAGCCTGTGATCATCCTGACAAACGAGCTGCCAGTCTTTTCTGTGGCTGAGGCTGCGTGGCTGGAGGCAAATGTGGTCTTCCACTATGTCGACCACAAGCTATACGAGTGAACGTGCCCGGGAGCCGCCGGACACTCTTTTCCTATAATGTTCTGTTAAACACCCTTGATTGATTGGGGAAGATAATATAAACTAAAACCTAAAACCTAAAACCTAAAACCTAAAACCTAAAACCTAAAACCTAAAACCTAAAACCTAAAACCTAAAACCTAAAACCTAAAACCTAAAACCTAAAACCTAAAACCTAAAACCT